AAGTTGTGGTTGTTTAAAATCAAAAAACAAACTACTTGCCAATAATAATTCTACATCTTCAGGAAATTACCGAGATGGTAGAACAAAAAACCCTTTATATGGCACATGGTGTATGATGATTAAACGTTGCGAAAACAAAAGCAGTTCTCATTATGATCGCTATGGTGGGCGCGGTATAAAAGTTTGCCCTGAATGGCACAACTTTTGGAATTTTGTTTCTTGGTCTGATTCTGTCGGTGGAAGACCAGACGGATTTACTCTTGATAGAATTGACAACAACGGAAATTACGAACCGTCTAATTGCAGATGGGCAAATATATCAACTCAAGCATCAAATAAATCAACAAACAGAATCATTGAATTTAACGGGCAAACAAAAACATTGCGTCAATGGGCGAATGATATTGGAATAAATGAGCAAACTCTTCGCAATCGTATAAATCGTGGTTTCCCACTTGAAAGAGCATTGAGCAATAAGTGCTACACGGGTTCAAACCAATATAAAGCCAAATAATTATCTAAATGGGAATTGATTTTTAAATTTGGAAAACTCCTTATCAAAGTCAATTCCTTTTTCTTTTGCGGCGTTTCTACCAATGTTTTCAATGCCGCTTATATCTCCTTTTTCTGCTAATCCAATCATGTTTTGTAACATTTGATTAGATTGCATTTGTGGATTACTTCTTATAATGTTCATAACAATCTGTTTTGGATTCATTATTCATCCTCCTTTTTAGCAGAAGAACTTCTTGTTTTTGTGGCCGGCTTAGCCAGATTTTTTTCCAAATTATCAATCTTGCTTACAATCTCATTCAATGTCTTTTCTAAACCGTCTGTAACGTTCAAAATTGCCCCTATTTGGCTTTCCGTGCTTTCAGTCGATAAATTGCCAACCTCTTCGTTTTGAATCGGTTTAAATGTCATTGTACGAATCACACCATCGGCAGTCCAACTTTTAGCATAAATCTCGGATAAATCTTGTTTTGGGAAAAATGCTACTGATCCATTCAAAGGAACATCATTTGCAGTTATCATTTCCGCATTTTGTACAATTTTCCCCATTATTTGTGGTTCCTGCTGGATTCTCTGCGGAATGTTCTGTGTCATCTGCGGATAATTGGTAAAAACCGGGTTATAATTCATCGGCTGTTGCTGTTGCTGATACGGATTGTAGTTCATCTGCATTTTGTTTTTCCTCCTCCAAAATTTCCTCGATTGCTTTCACAACCGATGCCTGCGTTGCCATGTCAAGTCTTTGCAGTTCTTCGCGTGCAAAAATTTTCTCTAAGGTTTTGTCGGATAACATAAGCATCCCTCCTTGTAATTATATTTTTGCATAAAAAAAGACGGTAAAACCGTCAACAAACTTTCCAAAAACTGTCATAAAATATTCAATTTGAAAAATGCGATGCTCTTTTATTATAAAAATTTGGTGTAAATTTGGTGTACAATAAAATTTTAACGTCATTCAAACAACGATATTTCGGCAGTTAAGAATGAACGCACCATCTCGCCGCCGTCTAAACTTAAAAATGCAAAGTTCACGAAAATACGTTGTTTTTGAACTTTTTAAAATGTTAAAATTACGCATAAATTGCTATAAATTGCTATAATTTTAAGAAAATTGGTGTAAATTTGGTGTACGATTTTTTACCTTACACCAAAAATCTTGAAACTACATATTTACAGCACTTTCGGAAATTACTTCCTGCATTTTA